ACCCCATGACGCCCTTCAGCGCCCGGCCGGTTGCTCGCGTCTGCGCCATCATCTGGCGAGCGAAGTAGTCGCGCTTTGACCATTGCCGCTCGTCCTCGAACACGCTCCCGATGCCGCGGCCGACGATCTCGCCCTGGTCGTAGACCACGGCCGTCGCCTCCCAGTATCCGGGCAAGTGCTCCGTCGGCGGAACGTAGCGCAGCTGCTCGACGGCCGTCGTGTAGCCCAGGCTCGAGCCGACCGCCTGCGCGCCGGCGACCATGAGGTAGCCCTTATCGCCGATCCGCTTGATGTACGCCTTCTTCACGGCGTGGGCCACCGCGGCCACCGCCTCCTCGTTGCGCTGCACCCGCTGCATCGGGGTCAGATGGCCCGTCGAGACGGGCACGATCTCGTGCTTCATCGGTCTTCTCCTATAGGCGCGGAATGCGCCGAGAGCGAGGCTATCGACGGGATGGGCGCTTGTCCATCACTTTCGGCCAGGGACCGGAAATTTCTTCGCCCACGCCAGCACCCGCCGGACGTACGACGGCGTCGCCCGGTTCAACGCGGCCTGGCGCTGCTGGCACTTCCCGCAAGGCTTGATTCCGACCGCCTTGGTCGCACCGGCGATGACGTCGCCGAGGCCGGGAGTTGTGGGCGGCGGCGGCGTGTGCACGACCGCCCCATTGCTGTGATCCGGCAGCGCACCCATGGCGGCCTCGAACTCCGAACGATCGACCAGGCGGAACGTGCCGTCCTTGTCCTTCCACCAGAACTTGCTTGTCATCAATAGATCTCCACCGTCGAGGAAATGACTCCGAGCTGCGCGAGCGCTTTCTCCCACGCCCCAGGACTGTCGCACAGGTCACGCGCCTGGATGCACTCGGCGCTGCGGCAATCCAACGTCTGGCCGAGGTTGCCGCACAAGCCGACGCCGATCGGCTCGTAGACGCCCTTTTGCATCTGGCAATAATTGGGCGGCGTCATCGTCGTTGCGTCACGGTACAGCCGGTAGATGATCGTGATGCCCGTCTGGCTCTCGCAGCAGACCGGGCCGCAAGTAAACACCTGGCCGTCGCACGACATGTCTTCGCACACCATGCCCGGCCCCCAGTTGCCGAGCACGACGTTGTTTCGACCTTGGTACGAGGTGCCGTAGTACCGGACGGCAATGTAACTCGCGGCGCAGGAATCGCCGCACCCGCCGCCGCACAGCAACCCGCTCCCGACGCCGGGACCACCGCACGGAATCGCCCAGACAATTTGCGCGTACAGGTATTTGGGGTTCGCGCTGCAATCGAACTCGCCTGGCGTGTCTTGCAGCTGCACGGGCACCCACAAGCCATGGCAAGTACAGGCACACGGGCAAGGCGCACCGCTCGCGCATTCCAACGCGCTCTCGGTCGTTCCGAACAGCGGGCCGCCGATCCACGGCGGCGGGAGCACGGTCCCGGCACAGTTCGCGTACTGGGCCGCGCCCGTCCATGTTCCGGTCAACGGTCCGGGCGTGACGCGGACTGCACCGGCCGGGTAACGCACCAGCGCGAGCGCACAGCTGACCGACCCAAGCCACGGGCAGCACGATTCCGTTTCGACTTCGCACGGCTCATCGGCGGTGCAGCTGGTCAGGTACCAGAAGTCGGCGTGGACATAGTCGCAGTAGTTCGCGACCAGCCCGCCCAAGCATTCCTGCACGGGCAGCTGGCGATCGGTCGGCACCGGGCAGTCTTGGTCCTTGCACGGGCACTTGCGGCCGTTTGCGCCGGGCGCGGTCCCATTCGGGTCACACGGCGAGCAGCCGCCGCACGGCACGGTCCCGGTGCATTCGACGTTCGAGCATGCAAACGCCGAGTACCCGTCTTCGTCGCAACGGGTCGGCTGGAACGTGCCTGCGATTCGGATGTTGAACGGGAGCAGACCAAGCGTGCTGCATTGAGACACCGCGGACGCGCAGTTCGTGTCCGGGCACGGTGATGCCTCGCAACAGCAGCGCCGCCGGCTCACGTCTTCGACCGACGGCAGTAGATGAACCCGGCGACCAGCCCGGTCACGCCGAGGAGAAGCCCGAACCACAGGGAGCCGAGGAACGATTCAACGCTTGCGAGCATGGGAAGCCTTTCGAGGTGCGCGGCGAGCTGCGAAACCGAGGCCGACCGAGCAGCCTGCGGCGAACGTGATGACCAGGAGCCCGAGGAGCCAGAGCGTGTATGCGTATGTGGGGAGCGTCATTTCCGACCTCTGATGTAGTAGATCGCGCCGAAGACGGCCGCAGCAATGACGGCGATGGAGAGGTACTGAAGCGTCTGGTAGACGGGGTGCTCTCTATCCGAGACGTGGGCCACTTGCTGGTGCACCTCGGCCGCGGCGATCTCGATGGCGTCGAGGTCTGCCTGGGCCGCGTCGAGATGCCGCTTGGCGCTACCGGCGCGGCCGCGCACGGTGTTCGTCTCCTGGGCAATGATCGCCGTGGCCGACGCGCAGCCGGTGAGCGGGAGGATGACCGCGGCGGCTTTCACGCGAGCACCTTCGCGATGATGTTGGATACCACGTCTTGGTACCCCGTCTGGGTCAGATGCGCGTTGGTCGCGCCTGAATACGCTGGCGTCCAGTTCGTGTAGGTCGTCGAGATATCGACGAACCGAACGGAAGGGTCATTGGCGAACGCAGCCGTCGCCGCAGCAGTCGCTCCGCTTGGGTTGAACGTCGGCGTCGGGTGTGATACCGACAGCAGAAAACCGAGGTTTGCTTCGGAATACCCGAGCAGCTGCCACGCTGCCTTGAATTGCGCGACGATTGCCGAAGCGTTGGAAACGTAATTCGCCGTCGCGTTGGCCGTTCCGTCATTGATTCCGAAATTGAGCCAGACCATCACTCGAGGCGCTGCTGTTCCGTTGCTTGCCGACAGTTGCCTTTGCGCCAGCAAACTCAAGTAGGTGTAGATGTGGTAAGTCCCGCAGCCACTCGCATCCGAGAGCGCATCCTTAATAGCAGTAGAAGTCGATCCGCTGTGGTTGGTGAAGATCTGAATGCCGTAGCCCGGCTGCGATGTCTTGAACGCAGAGCACCCGAGGAAGGCGACTGGTCCCTTTCCAACCGTGTTGGCCCCGGTGGTGCATTGCATTTCCGTTCGAGCCGCGTCAGCCGAAACGGTGCGATCCAGATAGGTGACGAACCAGTTGGCCGTCGTGTTGTAGAGCGTCGATGTCTGCGCCGCCGCAACGGTGCCGCCTGCGGTCAGGAACAACCACGTCGATACCTGTGCTGTGCTCGGAGTGTGTGGAAGTGCTCCGTAGTGGAAGCGCACCGTCAGGGCGTCACGAACGCTAATCCGGCCGATAGACGCCGCATTGTGCTCGAGTTTCATCCAGATCGACGAATAAGCCTGCGAGCTTGTGCTCTCGAGGTACGAGAAGTCTTTGAGTACCCCGTCGATCTTCAAATAGTGCGGCTTCCAATACGGTTCGAGCGTATTGATGCGGAGCGAGGTTCCGTTGTAATTCCGGCTCCACGTCGTTCCATACGTCGTGCTCGTATGGACGCTGAATTGGCAATTCGGTGTGGTGTACGGCGCACCATGCCGAGGGTACGTCGTTGAAGCTGCGGCCTGCTCACCGAATGCCGTGGAGTATTCCTTCACTACTGCTGCGTCCAACGCATCAGACAATCCACCGGCATAGCCGCGAGCCCCGACGGAATCGAAGTTTCCGGCGTTGCTGTCGCCGACAACCACGAAGTCAACGTATCCGGTTCCCGCGACGAGATCGGATAGCAAACGCTTCGGCGCGCCGCCAGCGATTGCAGCCCGGCGCATCATTGAACCCATCATGGAATGGCCTCGAAAGAGGTGCGGACGTACACGTTCGCGATGTGCAGATTCTCGGCATTGGCCGAAGGGTCCGCGTACAGCATCAGGGTGCCCCAGGAGTTCGCCGGCAGCGTTGCCGTCTGGGCGGCCGTGAACGTCGCCGTCGCCGTTCCGCCGCCCTGGCTCACGACGGCGCTGGTGCCCGTCACGCTGACGCTGCCGACCACAAGCTTGGCGACAGGCGTATATCCAGACCAATTGAAGTTGTTGCCGCCCACGACGTGAACGTGGTACGAGACTGTGTGGTTCTCGCCGCGGACGATGACTTGCGTCGGCAGCAGCGCCGCGAGCTGGAGATTAGACATCCGTGCACCTCACGGGGTTGGGGCGATCGAAGAAGGCGTAGGCATTTCCGCCGAGGTCGTACACGACGAACACCATGGCGACCGCCGTCAAGCTCGAAGTAGTCCAAGCCGACCCGGTCCACACGCTGCCGACCGGGCCGATGGTGCTCGCCGGGTTCGTGATATCCATGCCGTCCACCGTGGTGGCGGTGTTGAACTCCTCGCGCAAGTTCCGGCACGTCGTGTAGTTGAAACGCGGGTCGGTCACGGTGGAGATGCCAGCGCCCGCAATCGACGCGGGTACCCACAGGGATACGGTGTAGGTCCACCGGTTGGTGGCGAACGCCGCGGCGGCCGTGATGCTGCACAAGCCCTGCGCAACGATGTTCCCCTGGACAAGCTGCGACTGCGCCCAGCGGATGCCCTCGGTGCTTTCGGCGACCAGCTCCGAGGAGTCGGTCCACCGGTTGCACACGAACTTGTTCGCCGAGCCGAACAGTCCGCGCTCGAACTTGGGGCGCATGTACGTCATGGGTACGTCGGCCCTGCCTTCTCGAACTGGTCGTAGATCGGCTGCGTGAACAGCGCCTTCAGGTCGGCCGTGGCGCTGTATGGCTGGTACCACACAACCGTCGCAGCCTGCATGTATTGCGTTCCGGCGATGGTCACGCCTGGGAGGAGTTTGGGCTCGCCCGTCGGGTGTGGCATGGCGAGCTGCTCAAGGTGAAACCACTCGTCGTAGATGTAGGTGATCGTGATGCGCCACACCTCGTTGTCGAGGGTCGCGGCAATGCCCTGGCATAGCACCGTTCCGATCGGCCATCCGAGGAATGCGGCGTTGTTGCGCTTGTTGACGTAAGTACTCAACCAGGTGGACCACGCCGGGTCCGCGGCGACCGAGCCGGTGCCGGGTGCAGGCGGCGTCCGGTCAACAAGCGTCTCGATTTGGATCGTCTGCTGCTTGACTTTGCGGCTCCTGGGGTTGCCGTTCAGGTCGATTTTTGTCCCGGCGATGTCAGCCGTGGCAGGCCACGCTGCGGTGCCGTTGGCCGGGAGCGTCGCGTCGCGCCAAGCGGCGACCTGGCGGATGCCACTAGTGCGCGTCTGCTTGACGTATCCGACGCCCCATGGGCTGTCGTTGTATTCAAACTCGACCGAGGTGAACTCGGCCGTCACGTTCCAGACGTAGGCGGCTTCCCGCGCCGGTGTGACGTTGACCGAGCGGCAGATGTATCCCTTGCTGAAGTCGTTACCCGTGCCGGACCAGAAGAACGACGGCAGCCGCTGCTGCGGGCGAACCGGGAGGTTCGTGAGGATGTGCCCTTCGCCTGGGAATGGATCGGACGAGTTGTCTGGCACCCACCGGAGGATGTATTGCAACGTCAGCCGCTGTTCACCCCAACGGTCGGACACCGTGTGTGACCGGCTGCTGGCGACCTCGATGTTGGACCACGTTCCCATCAGGAGCCCCCGAGCTTTCGGTCGATGTTCTCAAGCGCCCGCGTCTGGCGTTCCATCATGCCAGGCTCGTCGTAGGCCATGCCGCGAGCAGACCCGCCGAGGTTGAATCCCTGCCCGCCGTACAAGCCCATACCGCCAGCCGCCTCGAACGCCGCTCCCGTGATCGTCCGCTCCGCGCCCTGGCCGGTCATGACGCCCGTGGTGTTGATCAGGAACTGGTCGAGCGTTGCACCGGCGACCGCCTTGGTGCTCTCCCAGATGCTTGTCCAGAACGCCGCCGCCGCGTTCATGTCCGGTGCCTGCTCGATGACTCGGGCGGCCCGCTCCTCGACGCGGAACTGCTGCTCCCGGGCCGAGGCGGCCGCGCCTGCGCCGAGCGCCTGCCCGACGGCAACGTCGGCCTGCATCTGCGCCGCCGTGAGCTGGCCCTTCGCAGCTGCGGCTTCTGGGCTGAACTTGAACGCTAGCTGGTTCAGCTCGTCGACCCGGTTGTTGATCGCCGAGATCAGGCCCTGGAGCGCACCGAAGCCTGCTTGGGCGACCCCGAGCGCCGCCGTCATGCTCGTCGCGGTGGCCGTGCGCCGGGCCGTCCGGTTGAGCTTGTCGAGCTCCTTGTTGGTCGCGGCGACACCCTTCACCACGCCCGAGGTGTCCATGGCGACCTGAATGGTCGACTTCATGCTCTTGTCAGCCATGGGAGCCCTTTAGCCAGGGGAACAGAGCATTCGGCCGCTTGCCGGTCAGAGCGCAGGCGATGACCACCAGCGCATTCTCGATGCGCTCCTCGGTGGTCAGCTCCTGGGATGACAGGCCGACTGGCATGGTCATGCGTTGCTCGGGACTTGCGATGCGCCAGAGCCTGCGCTCGGCGCGACCGTAGGGCGTGGCCGGTTGACCTCGGCAAGGAGCGCCGCAGCGAGGTCGGCGCGGATGGTGCCCGCTTCCTTGGGGTTGGTCAGGAACGGGGTGCCGTCCGGGCACTCGATCGTCGTGACCCACCAGTACGGGTTCGTCGCCGACGTCTGCGCTTCGGCGAGGGTCGGCTCGCGGAACACCAGCGGGCCGATCTCCTCGATGGTGACCGTGCGCCGCCGGGCGGTGAGCTGCTCAATCGGGATCGGCACTTACTGCTCCTCCCAGGAGAGTTCCCACAAGGCGAGGTCGGTGCCGTTGTCGTTGATCGACGCAGACGTGATGTGGATGCTCATGGCGTTCGTGCCTGTGCCCCACTCGTTGATCTCCTTCAGGCCCTGATCGGCGTACTTAAGCGTCAGCGTCGCGCCCGTGCTGGTCGTCGCAGCGGCGAGGGTGTCTGGGAACAAGTGGCCGCGCAGGACGTCATCGGTCGTGCCGTCCTGCCGCAACAACGTCAGGGTGCCCGAGCGGCGGATGCGGCCGGGCAGCCGCTTCTCGCGGTAGTCGGCGAGTGTGGTGGCGTCGAACGACGCACGCTCGACGTTGAGGGTGAACGAACGCACCTGGACGGTGCCCGTGACGCCGCTGAAGGTGATGGTCCCGCCGAAGCCGGTGATGAGTGCCATGGTCAGATTCCTTGGAAGGTGAAGGTCATGGTGCAGACGCGCTCGTCGCCTTCGGAGCCGTCTGCCTGTGATTCAGTACGCATCGAGGTCGAGATCGCCGTGAGCACAAGCTTCGCGTACGTCGCGCCCAAGGTGGTCGGGTTGTCCCAGTAGTCCACGATGTCATCGGCCACCTGGATCACGCCGAGCGCCGTGTCGCCATAAATGTTGACCTCACAGGTCACCATCCACGACGCAGCCGGTTGCCCTGGCTGCGTTACTTGGCACTCGGCCCCGGTGAGCTCCCACACGACCGCAGGCGTCTGGGAACCGGGCCGGCGCATTCCGACGGCGACGTCGGCCGTGACGGCGTTGTCCATGTGCTGCTGGAGCGCCTTGGCGACTTTCTCAAGTGCGAGCACGCTCATGGCTTGCCGCCCTTCGAGAGCAGCTTCTTGGCCTCAAGCAGCGCCTCGGCGCTCAATTCGCGCATGATCTTCTGCACGTTGAACAGCGCCCAGCGATAGGAGATGAATCGCCCGGCGACGCGCCCGCCGCTCGCCTTGTGCTTGAAGCCGGATTCCAGGAGGTGGAACACGCGCTGGCGGCCCTTGGCGACGCTGGAGTTCTTCGCCTTGCGGCCGTACCGGACGCCGATCTGTGCAGCGATGACGCCTGCCTGCCCATGCATTCGGCGCGGCGATGTCATTTCAGTCGCGGCCGAAATGGCGAGTCGGTGCTTCATCGACGGGCCGCGGAACCGAGCCATGAGCCACTTCCGCCCGAGGTCGCCGACGTACGGCTTGAGCACCTTGCGGAACACGCGCTTCCGAAGCGCCTCGTTGACGTTCACGGGCAGCCGCTCAAGGGTGCGCCGCAGCTCGGCGTCTTCGAGCTTGATCTTGACGGCGGTGGCGGTCACAGCACCACCTCGACGGCGATGATTTCCATGTTCCTGCGGCGCTGGTCCTTGTCGGTCGCGCCGCGGATGTTGAGGTAGCGCGTCGTGCCCCAGTCGGACCAAACCAACCGGCTGCGCGTCGAGATCGACGGGTGCCAAGGGCACAGGATGCGGTAGCTGCTCTGGACGGCCGGGCCGCCATCGTCCACGCTTTCGGCGGTGTCGAGCTGCTCGATGTGCATGGGGATGACGGCGACGTCGGACCATGTCTCGACGGCCTGTCCGAGATCGTCCACCGTCGTTGCGGGGTTCTGCAACGTCGCGACGAGCCGCATCATGCCATGCGGAACGTGCGCCATCAGCCGATCCCCTTCCCCATCATGCCCGAGATGCGATCCCAGTAGTCGCTCGACAGGACCACCGTGTCATCCCCGCGGCTCTGAACGTGCTGCGTGACACGCTGTAACAGCGCCATTTCGAGGAGCGGGTTGAGCGTGTTCAAGCCGCAATTCACGGTCAGGAGGAGCGGGTACGTCCTGGTCGCGTCCTGCTCGACGCCGCTAACGATCTCGCGGTCGAGCTTGGCGTACTGGAGCCCGTTGATCGTGACCAGCGGATGCTCATACGAGAATCCGCTTTCGTTGAACGACACCACCTGCGTGACCGGCTGCCGGGAGAGAAGTACAAGCTTCTCCGTGTTCGTTGGCTCCACGCCGACGTACTGCGTGCGGGTGGTCGGGTCCACGACCCAGCCGGTGCGCTCCTCGAGCTCGCGCACGGCAGCCGCCCAGGCGATGCCGATGGCCGGATCGTCCTCGGTGTGAGGGATGCGAGCCCAGGCGCGGAACTTGGCAAGGTCCAGGGGCATCGTGCTCCTTCAAGCAGGGGCGTCGGGGGTGCAGCCCGACGCCCCTGCCGATGGGAGGAGAAGAACCGTCAGGCGTTGGTGACCTGGAGCTGCACGAGCGACTTCACGCGGGTGAAGGCCGAGTTCGCGAACGCCATGCCCTGGAAGATGACGCGCGCCGAGCTGGCCGCGGTGATCTCGTCGCGGATCATGCCGATGCCGCCCCACTCGCGCACGGAGAATCCGTCGCGGATGTTGCCGAGGACCGCGATCACGTTCTTGCCGGTGGTTGCCGTCGCGACGTGCGCCGGGAGGTACTCGGTGACGTAGACCGGGAGGCCCATGAGCGTGAACGGAGCCGCGCCGACGAGCGCCGCGTCAGCCGACGGAACGAAGATCGGCACACCGTTGACCACGATGCCCGCGATGGCCGCGTAGACGTCCTGCGGGAGAATCCACGCCGCCGAGCCCCAGTACGCAGCCGGGAGCTTCGAGTAGCGCATTTCGGACAGCTTCGCGACCGTTGCACCGGCCGTGATGGCCAGGGCGCGGGTCGTGCCCGTCGAGGTCGCCGTCGTGATATGCACGTTGGCGTTGACGGTGAAGATGCCCGTCGGCGCGTTCGTGCCCGAGCCGCCGACGTAGCCCCATTCGAGGTTCTTCGAGAGCTGGCGCTGGAGCGTGTCCATCACCTCGGCCTCGATGTCGAAATTGGCCTGCCGGATCAGCTGCTGGCTCACCTGCGTGAACGGGATGCACGGAACGGGCGCGATCGGCACCTCGGTGAATCCGGGGTCGATCGAGGTCCGGGCCGTGGTGGCCGTGTCAGGCTGCGTCCAGGCCGAGGTATAGCCAGCCGTCTCGAGGTTGTTGTAGCGCAGCGTCGGGTAGCCCTGGACGCCGGTGCGGATGTCCGCGAGGTTGCGGACCACGGTGTTCGCATCCAAGTACCGAAGTACGGAATCCTCGTAGAGCTTTGGAATCAGGATGCTGCTCGAAGCGGTCGAGATGATTTCGCGCTGTTCCGGCGCACGGCCGCCCTTGAGGTAGCCGATGAACTGCTCGCGGTACTCGGTCGAGGACCGCCATTCTTCGGCCTGCTCGCGCTTCTCCTTGCCGACCTTCGCCAGCACGGTGTGGCTCGCGAACTTCTCGCGCAGCTCGGCCGCCGACCGCTTCTGGTTGAGCTCCTTGAGCTCGTCCATCAGCTCGGTCGCACGGGCTTCCTGCTCGGCGTTGATCTCGTCATTCGCGAGAATGCCGTTGACTTCCGATTCAATCGCCTTGCGGCGCTCGATGATTTCTGCCTGCTTCATAGCGTGATGCTCCGGTACCGCAGACGAAGCCGGGCGAGCGCCCGGCTGTAGGTGCGAGCTTCGGCGGCCGTCTGCGGGTACGCGCCGGATTCGACAATGGACACCTCGCGTAGATCAACGTCTACGAGGGTGCGCTCGGTGCCCTTCCAGGCGTCCGAGCGAACGATGAAACCGAACGACATTTCGGACAGGACGCCCGAATCGACCAGCGCATAGACGTCCTTCGCCCGCTGCGTGTCGGGCAGCTCGACGTCGAACGCCAGCCCGCGTGTGTCACTCGCGAGCTTCAGGCGCTGGCTCTTGGTGTTTGCAAGCAGCTCGCGCCGGTCATGGCCGACCAGCAGCGAGATGTTCCCGGCGAGGCTCCGGTCGAATGCGCCACGGGCGACGCGCTCGGTGAACGGCTTGCCGCCGTTGACGCTGCGAACGACCAGCGGATGGCTCGGGGCGTCGTAGACCGCGGCGTAGCCGGCGATGCGGTTGCCCTGGCGCTCGAAGCTCGTCGTGCGGACCTCAAGCATCCTCGGCCTCCTCGTTGTCGGGCCCGGTGGCGGCCGACGCGCCGCCAGGCATCGTGACCGCTGGCGTGTCGAGCCCTTCGACGGGAGGCAACCCGAGGTAATGCCTTGCGTCGTTGGGACTCATCACGCCCGCGAGCACGAGCTTCGAGAACGCCATGCCCTGGTCGCGCAGATTGCCCCGCGTGATCGGCGTGGTGTCGATGCGGACCGTCTCGCCGGGACCGCAAAGCTTGCGCGTGAGCTCCGACTCCCACGCGCTCGCCCATGCGGCGATGGCTCCGTCGGCGTATGCGCGGGCCGTTTCAGCCTGGCTCGAAAGCGCCCCGCCGCCCTGCTGGAACAGCATTTCCGGCGGAACGCCAAAGGCGCGGGCGATTTCCTGCACCGAGAAGCGCCGGGACTCGAGCATCGTGCCCGACGTCTCCTGGCTGATCTTCTCGGCCTTCATGCCCTCGCGCAGGATGAGCGGGCGCGATGCGCCGTCCGCGGTCGCGTGCATGTTCATCCAGGCGTCCCGGATGGCCTGCACGGTCTGGTCGCTCATTGCGCCTGGGTGCGTGATGGCGATCTTGCCCATGCTGCCCGTCTTGACAAGCGACGCATGGGCTGCCGACTCGTCGGCCGCCAGCTGCATCGTCCACCGCGCCGCTTCGAGCGGCGAGCGGTACCAGCACGGGTTCAGGTGATCCGGGTAGCAGCCGATGTGCAGGATCTGATCCTGCGCGAGCACCGTCTGGCCGACGCGGTACTCGACGCCATCGTCGCGGATCTCGGCGCTCATGGCGTCCGCGGGCACCGGCTGAAGCTCGGCGACCGACCCGTCCGACCCGCGGCGGATCAGCGCGAGCCCGTTACCGTGCATCAGCGCCGTCGAGGTCGTGTAGCGCCGGAACTCATAGCCCGACTGCCAGCGGCTCGCGTCACGGTTCAGCAGCATGGCCACCGGGTGATCCGGCAGCTTCTGCCCGGCGTTGTCGTACACGTTGACGGTTAGCCGGGCGATGTCGGCCGAAATGAGCTGCGTCGCCCGCAGGACCGCGGGAATCCCGTCGGCCGGTCCGGCCATGACAGGCTCGGGTCGCGTGTAGATCGCGACGCCTGACTTGAACCCGAAGAACCGTGAGAAGAAGCCCACGGTCGCATAGAACACAAGTGCCCAAAATCGTCAAGGGCAATTCCGGCAAACACGGACTATCCGAGCGGACAAGTTGACGCGCTCAAGCCGGTGGCCGTGCGGACTTGGTGATGCTCCATGAGCAGCGCCGCCATGTTCCCCGCAACCACGGCGTCGGTGTTCCCAGAGCTGCGTCCCTTGACCGGGCGGATGTTGCCGACGTTGTCGGCGATGAGGCGCACCGAGTTCAGCGCCGCCCGCAGGACCGGGTCGGGCTCGTAGAACAGCTGCTTCGACTTCAACAGGTCGCCCCAGAGCTTCCACGCCGGTGCCATCGTGCGGATCGACTGGTCCACCGGGACAATCGGCCAGCCCTTGTCTATCCACCGCTTGATGTCCTTCGCCTGGCTTGGGTGCGGGTCAACGCCGATCTTTCTAACCCCGAATTGGTGCATCAAGTTCTCGATTTCTGCTTCCACGATGGTCATATCGTGCCATTCGCCGGGCATGCGGCGAAGGTGGCCCTGCTCGACCCACGCGCCGAGCGGCTGCTTGCACCGCTTCTCGTCGCGCCCCATGTCGGTCCCTGCCCACCAGGAGACGTTCCGCGCCCGGATGACGCCGCCGTCCACGACCATCAAACACAACGTCGTGAGGTCGAGCTGCGGCCCGTAGCCGCCGCGGGACAGGTCAAGCCCGATGACCGCCGGTGCGCCCTGGAGCCTGGTCCAGTCGGACGGCTGCATCTGCCGCTCGAGCACGGCAAGGTCAATGTCGGTCGTGGCGAGTTCGTGGTACCGGCAGGCGAGCTGCGTCTCGAACTCGGCGATCTGCGCCGGGTCGCCCGACTCAAGCATCGTCCGCGCCGAGAGCTCGAGCTGGCCGGGGTCGATGATGACGTTTAGCGCCGGGTGCGCCTTCGGCCATGCGGCCGGGTCTGCGGCTTGGTCATCCTGCTCGAGCCCGTACAGCATCGGCCACCAGCCCGCCGGGTACGGGGTGCCGTCGGCGATGGCCCGCTCCAGAGCGTCCCAGTAGCCCCAGATGGGCCGCGTCTTTTGCTCGGGGTCGGGCGTCGTGATGGCGAGAAGCTGCGACGTCGGGAACTTGGCAAGCCCCGTCAGCAGGCGGCCAAAGGCCTTCTCCATTCGGGCGACCTCGTCGGCGATGACCATGCGGGTCGTGAGCCCGTCGAGCGCCTTGTCGGTGCATGGCAGCGATATGTACCGGTTGTTCCCGTGCTTCACGCGCCCAGGGTGCGCTGGCGTCGAGCCGCCGGTTGACTTCCACTCGGCGACGCCGAGCGTCTCGGACATGACCGCCATGCGCTCAAACGTCTTCTGGGCGAGGCGCGAATCCGGCGCGACACTCGCGAACTCCAGCCGCGTCGAGCCGTCCCGCATGGCCGCCATCAGCAGGCTGGCCGCAAACTCGGTCTTCCCGTTGCCGCGGGCCACCGCCAGGAGTAGCGCCTTCGTGGCTGGCGTGTCAGACTTGCGGCCGTCCACCATGCGTCGACGGGCAAGCAGGATCATCGCCACCATGCATTGCCACGGCATCCAGACAAGCGGCTGGCCCGCGCCAGCTTCCGCGCCCTGCCCGCACTTCAGCGCGAACGCCCTGGCGTCCTCGGCGAGCTGCTCGTCCCACCACACGCCGTGCTCGCCTGGCTTCGCCCGCTCGGCGAGGTACCGACGGCACGAATCGCGGATACGGGCGTTCGCCACGATCGACCCATCGACTACCGCACGGGCGTAGGCGTCCGCGGCGTCGGCGCATAAACCCGGCTTGCGCCGATGCTTGCGCCGCGTCTCGGTTTTGGCGGTCCCCACAACGCGGTGCCCATGCAAATCGACCCCCCTCGGCCCCGATGGGGGGGTGCGATTCATTGCCTTTCCATCGCGCTTTTTATCGTATGGCATTGTCGGCAAAGGCTTTGCAGATTAGATGCGTCGTTGGTTCCACCACGGTGCAGCGGCACGATGTGATCTGCTTCGAGATCCACAATCGAACCGCACTTGGCGCATTGCACGTTGTTGGCCTTGTGCTGCTTGGCAATGCGTGTCCATGTCCCGCCACGCGAGTGCTGCATCGACTTGCCATGGTCGTATGCCTTGCCAAGCCCACCCTCGAACCTAAACCGGCGCATTCGCAATCCCGTTGACAGCGTCGATCATGCGCTCGGTGTCTTCGAGCCGCCACACAACCAGCCAAGGCGAACGGTCCTGCCTGCACACCACGACAGGCACCTGGTCGGCCTTCGCATCACGCACGGCCTGCGCCATCCAGCGCTCGGCGAAGCCGCATGTAACGCTGCTATACGCGAGGTAGTTGCGCCGCAGGATGCCTGGCAAGTGCTTCAACCGGCAGTACGCAAGTTCGCCAGCAACGAGCAGCGCCGTGTCCTCGCTTCGCTTGACCCACCATGTGAGCCCTGCTTTGTAGTGCTTGACCTCCCAATGCACGGTCTTTGGGCCCTTGATCGGCTCGATGTCGCCCGACCCCTTGCCGTTGAATTGCTGCGTCCGGTGGAACATGACGCCGAGCAGCTCGCCGACGTCGCGGGCTGCTTCGAGCTCGGCCCGCTTGCCCTTACTGCGTGACTGGGTCATGCGTCCACCCATTGCCCTTGCCGCCACACTTGCGGCGGCGTAGCCGGTGGCCGGTCATGCTTCGCGTCCGGGTTGCCGTAAAGAATGGCCCGAAGGTCGCTGATTTCCTGCGTCTGCCGAGCGCTGGCCTGGGCGAGGTGCTTGTAGATGTACAGCAGCTCTTCGAGGTACGTGGCGACCACGCCTGGCAAGTGCTTGCGATTCACCTCGAGGAACGTGGTGATCTCATGGATTCGGCGTTGTTGGGCGTTCACTTGCCGTCCTCCTTGAAGCAGTCCCAGCCACGCAAATGCGCAAGCTCCGCCGGGCGCAAGCCGCCCGAAACGAACACGCGATGAGCGATTTCCCGCCTCGCCTCGTCGCGCTCAAAGGTCAATAGATCAATTTGCCCGCGCAATGCAACGATTTCATTTCGCAATTGGTCAGCAACAAAAGCGATGTCGATATTCCTTTTCACTTCTCTCTCGCACCGAGATTTCCAATTTGGTCCCCTCACGCTGCCACCCCCTTGATCTTGTGCAGCACCACCGCCCGAACGTCGCGAGCGCCTTCGAGGCTAGTCACGATGCGCTGGAGCACGTCGTAGGGCGAGTTCCCGGTCCGCGCCCAGTTCAAGCACAGCAGACGCCAGGCTGGCGGCATGTCATCCTTGGCGAGGCCGTGCTGCTCAAACACCCTCGAGCAGACCCGGCGCTGCGCGTCGATGTCGGCTCGAGGATCGCGAACTCGGATCCGCTTGACCAGCTCATCGAAATCCTGCCTCCCCCCCTGTGCGGCGTCAGCCGCCACGGGGTTAGGTTGATGGTTAGTTCTATAGTTAGGATCCCTGTCGCTGGGAGCGACACCACCTGTCGCTGCGGGCGACACCACCTGTCGCTGGGAGCGACAGGTACCTGTCGCTGCGGGCGACAGGTCGAGCATGTAGGTGAGCGCCTTGCCGAAGCCCTTGGCCTGCACCACCTCCTTCTTCCGGAGCGACTGGAGCGCCTTGTTGACCGTGCTGCGGTGGAGCCTTGTCTTGGCTGCGAGCGCCGCCTGCGATGGGAAGATCCGCTCGCCGTAATCAGCCAGGGCGAGCAGCACCAGCAGCTCGTCCGAGGTCAGGCACGGCGCAAGCCGGAAAACGTCGCTAGAGTGGTTGCGGGCCATCAGAATGGCACCTCCTCGTCGCTCGTCACGGCGACAACGTCGGCGACCACTTCGCCATCCCGGTACGGCTTCAGCGTCACCTCGACCAGGACACCCGGCGAGATCGACACCTCCTCGAACGACGTAAACCACTCGGTCACGCCGTCTTGCGCTTCGAGGCCGACGCGGTAGTACGGCTTCCCGGCCTTCGACTCTTTGGCTTGGATTGCCGCAAGAACGCTGCGAACGCGGCGTAGGCCGCCTTCCTGCCCTTTAGGGGCGCTCGGAGCCTTTGGGGGGCTCGGGAGCCGTCGAGGAGCCTCGGACGCCTCTTGAGGCATCGTAGGGCCGTCTGCGGGCATTTCCTCGGCGAGGCTCGCCTCGGCACCGAGCAACGCGGTCGCCCACCCCATGACGCCCTTCAGCGCCCGGCCGGTTGCTCGCGTCTGCGCCATCATCTGGCGAGCGAAGTAGTCGCGCTTTGACCATTGCCGCTCGTCCTCGAACACGCTCCCGATGCCGCGGCCGACGAT